TTGGGCCTGTCATTGGCTGAACGCCGCAAACATCGTATGCGATTAGGTTAGGTAATGAACGACGAACTAAAGAAATGATGATTGGGTCGAAACCAGCTACTGGACCAGTAGCAGTTGCAGAACCACTAAAACCGCCTGTACCAGCAGAGTTAGTTGGTGCTGTTTCCACCATAAAACCAGTCTTTCTCATTTCTTCAACTTGGTTTTCAAGAACCACAGCGGTAACTGCTTTACGATATGGGTCTTTAATAGCAGGTAGTTCTGGGTGATTCAGAACTTCATCCCACTTAGTTTGTAAGCCTTCAGACAAATACATATAAGTCTCCTTTTTTGTTTTAATTAAATTCTTGTTTTAGAAATTGCACTTGATACTGCGGCAACAAATGGATCTACCACTTTCTTATCGCCTGTTTCAGCATCTTCAATTTTTTCGTGCAGTTGTTCAACCGATGCTCTTTTTACACCTGTTGGGAAATAGTTTTCACGGATAGTTTCAAGTTTTTCTGTGAACTCTTCCTCTGTGGAAAACTCTACACTCTCTGCGAGTGATTTGATTTTTTCAACTTGAGTGTCCGTTAAACCGTCGCAAACTGAACGAACGATTTCTTGTTTAGTTGATTCTACTAGAGCTTTTCTTAACTCAATACCATATTCGATTTCTTCGTTAAGTTTATCTTCTAGTTCTTCAACCTTAGTTGCTAATTCATCCACTAGATCAACTTTATCTTCTGGAACATCGATGTAATGTTCTGCAAATAGATTACGTAGACCTGCGATGAAATCTTCGGTAATTTCTGAACGTAGTCCAGATTCGATAGCAATTTCATTGTCTGCCATCCACTGTTCAACAACATACTCTAGGTAGTCGTTTACTTTGTTTGTTAGATCAGACTTAATTTCTTCAACTGCTTCTTCGAACATTGAAGCATATTTAACTTCAACTTCTTCTTCGATCTGTGCAACACGATCCATGATACGTGCTTCAAAGATTGTAGCAGCTTTTGATTTGAATTCTTCTGAAAGAGCATCATCGTCGGAGAACATATGGTTAACGTCCTCTTTCATTTTGTCTTTCCACATTTTCTTTTCATCTAGAAGGTTATCAACTTCTTCTTCTTCTTCGTTGTCGAGATTAAGTTCGCCTTCTAGTTCCTCATCTTCATGCATAGTTTTCTTACCGCCCTGTGGGTGGTTTTGTGTATCTGAAGATGCAGCAGATGGTTTAGTTGTTGGAGCAGTCGCACTCTTAGCAGCCTTTGTTGTATCGATCTTATTAGAATCGTCCATTGGCTTACTATTCTGAGGTGTTGGACCACCTAGATCAACTTCTTCACCTGGAAGTTTAGCTGGAGGCATAGCTGACGCAGACTTCTTGCTTGATGCAAGAATATCAGCTGCTGCTTCTAGTAATTTGTTCTTGGTTGTCATTTAGGGTTCTCCTTTTATGATTTGAATATTTATAAATTTAAAGTTTTCTGATAAAGTTTTCAAATAGTTTCAGGGCAACTGACTCTAATTGTTGTTTAGATGCCTGTCTGATTTGTCTTTTTGCGTTGTCTATGTCCATTTCAACATAACGACCTTCAACAAACAACCATTCTTTGTTCTCCATAATACCGTTAACAAAGGCACCTGGAGCTGAAGGATCGGCAACAATATCTGCCGCTGTTGCTAGACGTAGATCGTCCTGAACCAGATTGTATCCTTCTCTGGTCATTGTAACTGAACCCATGGCTCTTGATGAAACACCAAGATTAACACCACTGTCAATAAAGTTCTTAACGATGTTACCATAAGGAGTATCAAGAATTAAAGCTTTTCCATAGAAGGTGTTACCATCTTCTTTTAGACTTACAATCTTATGAGATACTCTTTCTAAGTTTAATGTAGGAGTGTCTGGATGACCTAACTCTCCTAACGCACGATTTGTTTTGATAAATTCTTCTGTGTAACGATCAACTTCATTACGCAGAGTATCCATTTTGTACATACGGTTGTTCTTGTTTACAGTATCGCCAACAAGAAATGTACCTTCGATGTATAGATTCTTTTTTCCGTTCTCAGTTTTTTCCGTTAAATACTTAACGTCATCGAACATTTCGGTAATTAGTTTCATTATAGTGATACTCCTGTTGTTGGATCAACATTATATGTTGCTTGTTTTGATAGTTCCATAACAATAGTACCACCTGTTGCAATCGTAATTACAATACTTTGTGTATTGTTATTTGCAAGAGAATAAGCATAGTCATCAAAACGCATTTCGCCTGTGTTATGAACAGTAGCCATTTCAATACTATTACGAACAATAGAAATGTTACCGTTAGTAGACCACATCATTCTACGAATATCAGCACTTGTAACTGTTTCTGTTGTAGGATTTTTTCTTAAATCAGTCAAAGCAACAGTGTAAGTACCTGGTCCGGTAGCTCTAACTAATGTCGCTCCTCTTAACGAGTTTGTAATTTCTAATGGCATTTTATCTTATCCCCATTGATTTGCGGCGGCGCATAGACATTTTTCTTTTCATTAATGTTCGTCTTAACTTTGCACGACCTTTTGTTTTCCAATATCTTTTCATCATTCTGGTTTTATGAATTCTGGCAGACGTTGGTATTCTTTTTACTGTACCACTTCCAGATATTCTATAACCTTTAATTGCAGAACGTTTAACATTTCGTTGTACAATAATTTTACCTTTTTTATTTCGACGAATACGACGACGAATCTTATGAATTCTACCAGACTTAACAATGTTTAAAGACTTTGCTTCATCCAGTTCTTCTAAATCATAATCAAAAGATTCATTTGCAATCTTCTTTTTTTGTTCATCAAGTCTACGATCTAGTATGGCAAACAACTGCTCATACATCAAATCTTTCACCTTGTTTCCG